TAATCAACAAGCTGAATACTATGTTGAGAAGCAATACATTGAGCTACTAACAAATGGTTATGTAAAATCACCGTTTGCTACATTAGTGCCTGAGGAAAATACATTTTCACTCATGAAAAATTACAAACAAGTTTATAACTTGCTCCGTGATTTACTTGAACTGCAAAATGATGAAACTGGTGTTATCCGCGTAGTTGTGGAAAAGCCCCAACCTAAAACCATCATTAAGTTTAAGACTGAAATCAAGGAGAAAATCACTATCTATGAACGTTTTGTTAAGATAGGATGGAATTCATACAAACGTAAGTTTGATTATTTTACTGGACGGGATTACATTACTGTTGACGGTACTGTATTTTGGATTAAACAAGACCGTCTGGGACGTGAATATCTTGATGTTTAATTAATAACCAGGAGTCATTCTATTGCGGCTATAGTTAAGATTATTCACAGCTGTCCAAAAGCACAGAATATGCCACCGAGGTAGGTAACTAACCCGAACGCAATATCGGTTACTTAACGAATGACTCATTTTAAAAACATACAATATGTCCACACCTTATCAGATTGCTATAGTAGGTATGTCTGGTAAGGGAAAAACAATGGCTTTTCGAAATATGGATCCTAATACATGTGGATTCATAAATGCTGAAGGCAAACCATTACCTTTTATTAACAGGTTTAAACACTACTGTACCCCTAATAGTTGGCAGGAAACATATCAGAAACTTATCGAATTTGGCAAAAACCCAGAGATTACAGAAGTAGTACTGGATAGTTTTTCCGCTTACTTAGATAGCTTGCTAAAAACAGCAAGGGAAATAAAGAAAGGTTTTGACACGTGGAATTACTATAACGAAGAGATAGGGAAATTAATGTTCCTCATTAAAAAGTACCCAAAAGATATATTCGTTACAGCTCATTCTGCTAATGTTGAAACAGAAGAAGGCGTCGCAGAAAGACGAATTGCTGTAAAAGGCAATGAGTGGAATAAGACGGGTGTAGAAAAAGACTTTACTATAGTCTTATTTGCTGAAGTAAATTTAGATACTGGTAAGAGAGATTATGTACTTAATCTATTATCAGATGGTAAAACATCTGCTAAAACTCCACCACTCTTTATTGAAGATGGCAAAGATATTATACCTAACGACGCACAGAGCTTTCTACAACATATTAGAAAAGTACTCGCTAACAATAAATAATTAGGAATTTTTAATAACATCGCACATGTATAATGTAACGAAAGATATTAACTCTGAAAGCAGGTCAAATAATTTTATGGGGCCTGGCATTTATGAAAATGTAGAGTTAAGACACGTAGAAGAAGGCAAATACCCGATTGTATATGGCGAATCAAAAAAAGGTAACAAGTTTGCTGCTTTTCATTTTATAAATGATAAAGGAGAAATCCTGATCCATACTGAATACGAACCTTCAGATGAAGATCGTGAGAAACTTGAAAACAAAACATTAAATCAGATCAAGCGGTTTAAGCATATAATTACAAAGTTTGTAGATGAGGATAAATTTATATTCGAAGCATCTAATTTTGAAGACTTTGTAAATAAGTCTGCTGCTATTCTTGGTAATAATTATATAGGAAAGAAAGTACGCATTAAAGTTGTTTTAAATAACAGCGATTATACTACTTTACCTAACTATGTACCTTTCATTGAAAATATGGAAGTTGAGAAGAGTAGATTATCTATAAATACCGCAATAGATAAAATGGTTAGGAATAAACCTGATGTTGAAACTAGTTCAAACGAAAACCCGTTTGCTACTACACCTATAGAAGTTGCTGATGCCACAGGAGAATATAACCCTGATGGTATACAACCAACTATGTATGATGATTTAGCACCAGGCGCACCCAATACAGACGATCTGCCTTTTTAAATAACTAATATAATATGGGGGGTAGAAATACCCCCCTGTATAGTTATGGTTTATAACACAAAAAATGTCATAGTAGAATTAACACTTGAAGAGTTACTTAAATATATTACTGAATATGATGTATATCGTCATTATTTAGGTAGTAAATTCAAAGTAGGACAAATAATGTCTTCACCATTTAGGGAGGACAAACACCCTTCATTTGGTGTCTTTAAATCAACAAATGGTGCTATATTATGGAAAGACCAGGCAACTGGTAAAACAGGTAATATTGTAACATTTGTAAAAGAAATAGAAGGTTTATATCATAATAAACAAGCACTGAAACTTATATATGATAAATTCGTAAGAG